GATCTCAGCATGGAGCAACTCACTAAAAAATTAAAAATCGCAAATACGAGTGAAACAACATTAAAGATAAAAGTTGAAGCGGAGAAAGGCACAAAATCATATATTGACCAACTTTTCCCCGGTAAAGGTGTAAAGGCAAACGCTGAAGAGACTAAGGCGGAACCGAGATAATGAAAAAAATATACGACTTCAAAATAATAGACACGTTGAACGGAATGCTTTCTGATAACGGTCATGATGTAGATGAGATAAATTTTTTCGGTATCCGCAATTTAAATAATCTCGAAGATGGAATTTACAATGACACCATAGGATACTGGACACAAGAAAAAATATGTATGTCCAAAGGGACAACCGACCCGTCGTCATACTATATAAAAGAAAAGCCGATGAATCCAGAAGGTACGGCCATCATGATTACCGGATATCATGACGATATATGGGTCGTTGGAATGCATCCTGTGGGGACAACATCCTATCAAGCACTTGTGAATACAGCATACGGAAAAAAATGCAAGCCACAAAAAGTAAACCGTCTAACAAAAGATTTTCAATTGGTCATGGAAATATCAAAAATTCCAAAAGTTTTTGAGGGGTTTTTCGGATGTAATTTACATCACGGAAAAGGATGGGAGATTGACAATCACATTGGCGGATGGTCCGCAGGGTGTCAAGTATATCAAGACATAGCAGACTTTGCTATTATGATGAAGGATGTTTTCAATTCAGAAAGTTATAGAAAAGATATTCATGTTCCGTTTTCGTATTATTTGACAACCGAGCTTGAAATGGCAGGAATGATTTTGCAGGATTTATTCTAATGGACTTTTTTAAAGATTTAGCAATAAAATTATTTGTTTCATTATCACTTTTCTTCGGTGGGTTTTTTACGCATGACCGATGGTTTCAACCGGAGCCGGTTGTGCAATGGAAAACGGAAGTTGAAACAAAAATAGTATATCGTAATTATTCAGAGATAACAAAAGAGGCTTGTGTCGAAAAATTGATTTGCTATGACACAAATTTACCGAAGCTGGACGCAAAACAAATCGATCCACTGACATGGAGAATTGATGCATCGTTATGTGAAAGAGAATGGAGCCGTGATTTAATCATTGTTGGTAAAAGTGAGAACTGGAAATACGGAATTGGTGCGGTTGCTGGTGTCGCTGGTGTAGTCGGATTGTTGTATCTGGTAAAGGCGGTTAAATAAAAATGGGTATGTTTGATTTTCTTTTTGCGCAAGAATGGCGTCAGAAGTTATCTCCGGCTTCATTTCGGTATGTTCCATTTTATGCCTTAAAATGTGAGACGTCTGTCGGGAAAAGAACTAATATAAAATACGGAAGTGCCGAAGTCGCCGCGATACAGCAAAAAGCTGATGCGAATTTCAAAACATTGTCGATAATAAAGCGGGGATATTCTGTAGGGAATACGAATCCATATGTTGAAGAGCTGGGGGTTGAACTAGAAGAGTATAAGATAGAAGGCTATGTCATAGCGAATGACAAAAACGGTTATGATTATTTTTCACAAAGAGATGCTTTGGCGAGCGCCTTGAGGAAATCGGGGCCAGGTAGTTTGACGCATCCGTATCTTGGCGAGATATATGTATATGTAAAAGAAAAATGTACAATAACAGAATCTTTTGAAGAGGGTGGGATTTGTCGTTTTCAAATGACTTTTATACAAGCTGGCTCACCGAGATTTCCAAGCCTATTATTTTATTCTCTCAGTTATTTAGACAAGTCAGCGCTTGACATGATGCTCCAATATCTTGATGACTTTGCATCTGGTATAAAATCGGCAACGACTTTTTTTTCAAGGACGTTAAACGCAATCAAGAGCACTATAAACAAAGTAAAAAATGCGATTACAAAAATTGCAAATGCAATTACCATTCTTGCAAATACGGTATCTTCTGGAATTACGGACTTGATAGCAACGATTGACGCATTAGCAAATTCCCCTTGCGATCTTGCACAGGCTCTTTTCGATGGATATGATTTGATAAAAAACACGTTAGGCGATCTGGGACAAACACAAATCGGCGGTGTCGTCGGTGGATGCTCCGGTGTTCGTCGTGGTGGAAAAGAGAAAATTGACAAAGATAATATTCCAGAATCGTTAGGCACTTCTGTTGTGAATTCAATTGTCAGCTCTCAGGATTACGAAGAAAATGATTTGGGTCCCGGAATTACCGGCACTGCCGAGCAAGAATCAAATATCAGGATGGTCGTTGATACATCAAAAGCGGCCGCTTTAAAAACAGCTTGTGAAATAGGAATCCGAATAAATTTCACAAGTCAAGAAAAAGCGATGGCTTTGACAAGTACAGTTGTGTCTGCCTTTGACAAACTTCTTTTGAGACTGGGTGACCCGTTGCCCGGCGTTGACAACGAAGGTCGATATAACGCTACTGAAAAATTAAGAAAAACTTTTATAGAAATGATGATCGCTAAAAATTCGTTATTGGCGAAGGAAATAAAATTTCCTATTACGTCCGGAGTGTCGTCGTCATTGACACAGGCTTATGATTTATATTATGATCTTGACAGGGCGAACGATATACAGTATAGGAATTTAGGCGTTGTGCGACATCCCGGATTTTTACCTTCTGGAAACGATATAATGGTGCTCAATCAATGAGTGGAATTGTTTTAAAAGTCAAAGGCGAATGGTACGAATCATGGCAGTCGATAGATGTCAAGACTTCCATGGAATACGGTACCGGTCTTTTTTCTCTCTTGTCAAATGACTTTTTTGGAATGGAATTTTCAGACTGGAATATACGGATGGGGGATTCTTGTGTTCTTGAAATTGAGGACACAAAAGTAATTACGGGATATATCGATTCAATTACTATAACAGGTACGGAAGATACTGGATATGTTGAAATAAAAGGCCGTGACAAAACAGGTGATTTGCTCGACTGTTCATTTTCAGAAACGGCGAACGAGTGGAAATTATGTCCCATTATTAAAATCATAAAAGATTTATGTAGCCCTTTTTCGATAGACGTTGAAATTGATCCGTTAATTACGGCCGATGTTTCTATGATTGTCCCGACATTCAAAGCCGATGAAGGGCTAAGCGTATTCTCTATAATAAAATATTTGTGTAATGACATCGGAATTTTACCTTTGTCCTATGGAGATGGGAACTTATTTCTTACAAGAACATCAAAAATTGATTACAACTTTGACACATTGATACCAGGTGAAAATGTAATCAGGACAAGGTTTTCCTGCTCAGACGTTGACCGATATTCGATATACACAGTCAAAGGTCAAGGGGTAGGCTCTGAAAATAAAACCTTAAAGGATTATATCACGCCGACCGGAACAATATCCGACTCCGGAATAAAAAGGTATAGGCCGGTAACTATTTTTTCAGATACTCCAACAGACAATAAACGGGCAAAGGACCGGGCCGCGTGGGAATGCCATAAAAACGCGGGGCAATCCAGAAAAGTTTTTTATGATTTGAGCGGTTGGACGCAATTTGACGGAAGTATATGGCGCATAAATTCACTTGCCATTGTTTTTGATAATCGTTTTGAGATTACAAAAACGATGCTGATTGAGGACGTTGAATATATTTTCACGGAAGATGGCGGGGAGGTAGTCACATTGGGATTGGTTGACATTGACACGTATTCCACAAGCCCAATTTTAAGCCCATTATTAACGACGGGGTTAGATCGTGAATGAACTCAGGTATCTAATGCCGATAAAGAAAAAGCTATTTTTGCTGATAGGTCGTGCAATAATATCTATGATAAATAATGCAAAGCTGACGCAGGAAGTGCAGGCCACTGTCCTTAATGGCGAGATCGTAACCGGTATCGAGCGGATACAGGAATATGGTTTTGACACAAGCCCGTTACCTGAATCTGAAGGTGTTGTTCTTTTTCAAAATGGAAATAGGGATCAAGGTATTTGTATTTGTGTTGGGGATAGACGATATCGTCCAACGACAAAACTTCTACCGGGAGAGGTTCAGGTCTATGATTATCTTGGAAACCATTTATTTTTAAAAACTGGAAACATAATTGAAATAAAAACAGTACCCGGTAATGTTATCACTATGGGCACAACAGGGATAAGTATAAAAGATTTATTGGGAAGTGAAATAACGTTATCCGCAACTGGTATAGAAATAAAATCAGTATTGGGTGCGGCCACAGAGCCTACGCCGTTAGGTACACATCTGACGGCATGGTTGGCGTTACATACTCATAAATGTTCTGGGCCCGGAATAGAGTCTGCTGTGCCGACAGATATAGCAGGATTGAGTGATGTTCTTTCAAAAGGGGTGAAAAATAATTAAATGGAAGATATAAAACTTATATATGATGACAATTT